CTGTGAAATCAAAATGTTTGTTGTCCATTAGCATCACCTCCCGTACGCAAACCATCTGAGGCTCTGCCGGGCGCAGTTCATCCCGGCGGCATTGGGAACCACCGCCGGTGCCCGGAGTCATCTCATCATCCTCCTTTTTTGACTGGACGCGGCGTTCGCGCGCTGCGTCTGGCAGAGTCTCAGAGAAAGGAAATCTAAGCATGGCGCGAGAGGACATGATCCGGCAGGACATGCAGCTTGTCGGCACCTACAACGCAATATTCGAGCCGACGATCAAGCAGCTGGCCAAGACGGAGCGCGAACTCTCCCGCGCCGAGAAAGAGTGGAAGAAGCAGGGCGGGCAGCGCATCTGTACGATGGTCAACAAGACCGGCGCGGAGTACACGGCCAAGAGCCCGTACTGGACGGCGGTCGAGGATCTGCGCGCGACGGTGCAGGGCCTGCGCAACCAGCTCGGCCTCACGCCGACGGGCCTCCACAAGGCAAGAGCCAAGAGCGTCCCGATGGGCGGCACGAGCAAACTTGAGCAGCTGCTCTCCGAGGCCAAGAGTCACGCGGAAGAGCACGCCGCGCAGTACCAGCGCGAGGTCGACGGCTTTGTCGAAGCGACGCTCTCCGGAGAAAACGGGCTCTGCGAGGACGCAGTGCTCGCGTGCCGCCGGTACGTGTCAGACTTGGACACCGGCAAGTGGGAGTTCCGGGCAGAGCCTGCCAACGAGATCATCGCCATCATCGAGACGATGATCTGCCACCAGCAGGGCGAGTTCCTGGACGCGACGCCCCTGCGCGGCACGCCGTTTCTGCTGCTTCCCTACCACAAGTTCATTGTCTACAACATCATAGGGTTCTACCTCCCAGGCACGAAGATCCGCCGCTTTAAGGAGGCCGTGGACTTCATCCCGCGAAAAAACGTCAAGACGACGTTTGCGGCCGCGCTGGCCTTCGCCCTGGCACTTTATGAGCGAGCGTCCGGCTCGAAGGTGTACGAGGTCGGCGGCGCGCTCAAGCAGGCACTCGAGGGCTTTGACTTTTTGAAGTACAACTGCACGCGCTTGGGCGTGACCGTCAAGGATGAGCCAGAGACGGGCCTGCGGATCATCGACAACAACATGGAGCGGTCGATCTCCGGCGATGTCGGCGACGGCATGATCTCCATCAACGCCCTGGCAGCCAACCCCGACAAGCAGGACTCTTTTAACTGCAACATCGTCATCGCCGACGAAGCGCACACCTACAAGAGCCCGCAACAGTACCAGATCCTCAAGGACGCGACAAAAGCCTACACCAACAAGCTAGTCATTATCATCTCGTCCAACGGCCCGAACGCCAGGGGCTTTTTGCTTGGCCATTTGGAGCTCTGCCGGAAGATCCTCCGCGGCACGGTCACAGGTGACTACGCCGACACGATCTTTTGCTTTTTGTGTTCCGCGCCGACGATGGACAACGGCGACGTTGACCTGCACGACCCCGCGGTCCTCAAAGCAGCGAGCCCCGGCTGGGGCTACTCCATCCGGCCGCAGGACATGATCAACGACGCAGCCATCGCCGCCGAGAATCCGATGCTCCGGCCGGAATATCTCAACAAGAGCCTCAACGTCACGACGAACGCCGTCAAGGCGTGGTTCGATATTCAGGAGTTCCGAAAGTCCGACGAAAAGTATAACTGGACGCTTCCCGAGCTTGCAAAGCTTCCCATCCGCTGGTACGGCGGCGCGGATCTCTCCAAGATGCACGACCTGACGGCCTGCTGCCTGTTTGGGCACTACAAGGGCGTGGATATCATCATTCCGCACTGCTGGTTCCCGCGGCCGGCTGCCGTGGTCAAAGCGACGCAAGACCAGATACCGCTCTTTGGTTGGCAGGAAGACGGCTGGCTCGACATGACGAACGACAAGGTGACAAACCACTCCGACGTTGTGCGCTGGTTCAAAAAGCGCCGCGCCGAGGGCTTTAAAATCCGCCGCGTAGGCCACGACCCCAAGTTCTGCCGCGAGTATTTCGTGGAGATGCAGAAGGAGCGCTTCCCGATCAAGGCGCAGATTCAGCGCTTTACGCTCAAGTCCGAGGGCTTCCGGTACTTGGAGAAAAGCGCCAAGCAGGGAACGCTCTACTACCTGCACGCAGAGCCCTATGAGTACTGCGTGCAAAACGTTGCCGGCATAGAAAAGGCCGACGATATGGTGATGTACGAAAAAATAGCTCCAAACCTGCGCATTGACGTGTTTGACTGCTCGGTCTTCGCGGCGTGCGCATATCTGGAGGACCTGACCGCCAGCGCCAAGGGCGCGGGCTGGTATGAGCAAAGGAGTGACAGAGATGCCGCCAAGGAATAACGCTCGGGGCAAGAACAATGCGCAGCTCCAATTTGTCGACACTGAAACCAACAAAGACCAAATGTCCTTTGTGGATTTGGATTGTGTGGATGACAAATCCGATATCTGGGGCCGTGTCGTTGCGATTGCTCACTGTCCAAAGTGCGGCTTGGTTTTTGAGGTGATCCAAAAATGAGAATCTGTGCATACGTACAAGCATCCTACGCAAAGAGCGCCTACAAAAACGAATGCATGGACCAACGGCAATTTGCAGGATTACGCGTCATTATAGACTGCCTAGCGCGAGCTGGATATGCCGTCGAATTCGCAACGCGTGCAACTGTCCATGAATACGACGTCGCTCTTGTGTCTATCACCTCAGATTGTGATTGGTGGCCGTTCATCCAGGAGCGCTTGGCTTGGCAGCGCAGCGATTGCAAAGTGCTGGTCGGCGGTGCTGGCGTCTTGCATGTAGAGCCTTTCCTGCCATGGTTTTATGCCGCAATGCTCGGACGCGGTGAAAATCTGATTGTCCCTCTCGTACAAGCCATTGCACGCGGAGATAGATATCAGCACGAGAGCATTTTATACGCAGATGAATTCTCTCGCGAGCGTGTTTGGAGATTAGCTCAAGTCGAGCACCCATACTGTCATATCGTGCACTTGTCAGATGATAAGCAGTTTGCGGAGGGAGCCATCGGATGCAATCACAGGTGTCTGTTTTGCGGATACACTTGGCAACGCAAATTTGCATCTCCATACGCAGATTATCGCATGGAAGACAGTTTGTTTGGGGACATCGCGGACAAAGAGCGGGCCATGTTGGACCTCGACAAAAACCCGGATTGCATCAACTGGTCGAAGCTCCGGACAACTGCAATCGACGGATTCAGCGAGCGATTGCGCTTTGGCGTGAATAAGCGCATCTCGCGATTGATTATGCAGAATTTCTTCCGGGCCATGCTGACCTCTGATGCGGCACCGCATCAGCTGAAGCTATACAACATCTGTGGATATCCATCCGAGACAGAGTCAGATTGGTTCGAGTTCTTGGACGAACTGCGAAGCGCGGATCAAGGCAGGCCTCATCAGGATAAGCAGTGGAGCATCGTACTGCACTGTACCCCATTTAGGGCTATGCCAGCAACACCCATGGCATGCGCGCCAATGAGCAAGCGCAACTATCGCGGCGTCTTTGGGGAGACTCTTGGCCCGGATCTCCGGGGCAACCTGATCTATCAAGGCAATGCGCTTTGGTCGGTTGAGGGCATGGGCGTTGACAGCCTGGCAACTGTCATGCTGTCAGCACTGGCCCATCGTGGCGCAGCGTCTGATAGCGAGTACATTGCAAAGCTCTGTAGCTCGCGTAAATTCTGGACGGCTTCGGCGCTGATCAAAGAAAATACGCTTGCTCGGTTTTTTGACATGGATAAACTCTTTGGCGCGTTCACGCCGCAAACGCTCCCAAGTCGATACCTGCGAACATATGCCAACATCGAAAAGATGTGGGGACAAACGCCGCTGGAGCTGGCGACAAGGAAAGGCGGTGATGCCACTTGAAAGTGAAAGTGCAGCGCAGATCCGCGCAGGACGACGCGCTGCGAAAATTTGTGATCGGCGCGGTCGATCAGGACACGCTTGGCGTGCCGGGCTATTGCAGGCTCGCTGACAGTCCGGACGTGTTGGCCGCGGTCGGCGGCCTTGCCGACATCGTGTCGAACGCGACCATTCAGCTCATGCAGAATACGCCGGACGGCGATGTGCGCGTGCGGAACGCGCTTTCCCGGTTTATGGACATCTCGCCGTGGAACTTCGGCACGCGCAAGGATTTTGTAAGCGCCATCGTCTGGGCGATGCTCACGAGCTCCAGCGGTACGGCCTTCTTCCTGCCGGTCACGCGGGACGGGCTGCTTCGCGACCTTATCCCCATGCCGGACGCGCAGGCGATAAGCCCGGACGAAGGCCAGACAGTCTACATCGACTGGCGCGGCAAGCAGTATGACCCCGAAACCGTGCTCCAGTTTCGGCGCTGGGTCGACCCCGACCACCCGTGGCAGGGGCTCGGGCTCCGGATGAGCCTTCTTGACGTTGTCAACTCGCTCCGGCAGGAGCAAGCGACGAAGAAGGGCTTTATGTCCGACAAGTGGAAGCCGAGCGTCATCGTGAAGGTTGACGCGCTGGCCGACGAATTTTCTGACCCGGCAGGCCGCCGCCGTCTGATCGACGACTACATCACGGGCTCGAGCGCCGGAGAGCCGTGGATCGTCCCGGCTGACCTCATGGACGTGCAGCAGGTCAAGCCGCTGAGCCTGTCCGACTTGGCCATCAAAGATGGCGTGGAGCTCGACAAAAAGGCCGTGGCCGCGCTCGTCGGCGTCACCCCCTTCATGCTGGGCGTGGGGACGTACTCGGACAGTGAGCACAACCACATGATCAAGACGACCGCCACGACGATCGCGAACATCATTTGCCAGGAATTGACGCGCAAGCTCCTCTACGCGACAGACCTCTATTTTACGATGTCGACGCGCAGACTCTACAGCTACAGCACAAAGGAGCTTGCAGACGTAGCATCCAACCTCTACGTGCGCGGCCTCATGACCGGCAACGAGGTGCGCGACTGGGTCGGCCTCAGCCCGAAAGAAGGGCTCAACGAGCTCGTCATTTTGGAAAATTACATCCCGCGCGACATGATCGCAGATCAGAAAAAGCTTACACAAGGAGGAGGTGGAGACGGTGGAACAGAATAGACAGCAGCGTCAGGTGCGCTGCATCCCGCAGGCGTTTCAGACGCGCGAGGCGGAAAGCGACATTTATATCGAAGGGTATTTTGCGGTTTTTAATTCCGAATATCCCTTGTGGGACGATGTGAGCGAGATCATCAAGCCCGGCGCTTTCACAAATTCGATCTCGGGCGACATTCGAGCTCTCATCAACCACGACACGAGCTTAGTTCTCGGCCGGACAAAGTCCGGCACGCTGACACTCAAGCAGGATGAGCGCGGACTCTGGGGAAGCGTGCGTATCAACCGCGACGACGTAGACGCGATGAACTTGTATGCAAGAGTCCAGCGCGGAGACGTCGACCAGTGCTCGTTCGGATTTGCCATAAAGTCCGAAACGTTCCGCGACCTCGGCAATGGCAAGTACCGCTGGGAAATCGAAGAAATTGACCCCTTATATGAGGTCAGCGTCTGCACCTTCCCGGCTTACGAGCAGACCTCGGTCAGCGCCCGAAAGCGGGATTTTGAGGAAATCGAAAAGCGCCGCCTGGAAACGTGGCGCGCAGAAATGAACAAGAAGTTAGGAGGAAACCCGTAAATGGCAGCACTTAGAGTTTTAGTCCTGAACAGCGAGATCACCGCGCTTCGTGCGCAGCTGACCCCGCTGGAACAGACGAGAGACGGCTTTGCCGCGAGAGAAGAGCAGCTTCGCCAGGCGCTCAGCGAGATCACTGAGACGAGCACCGACGAGGAGCGCAACGCTGTATCCTCGGCTGTGGATACCTTTGAGCAGGAGCGCAGCGCGAACGCCGCCGAGATTGCCCGCATCCAGGGCGAGATCGACACCCGCAGCGCGGAAATTGCCCGGCTGGAAGCCGAGCAGACCCCGCCCCCGGCAAGCAACCCCGCGGTGTCCAACTCTGACACCAGAAACAACGATCACCACGAAAGGAGCCTTGTACCCATGAACAACACCACCGAGCGCCGCTGGTTCGGCCTCACCTACGCCGAGCGCGACGCGCTCATGCAGTCCGAACAGGTCCGCACCTTCCTCCAGCATATCCGCGAGGCACGCGCCCAGCAGCGCAGCGTCACCGGCGGCGAGCTGGGTATTCCGGACGGCTTCCTGCCGATCCTGCGCGACCTCACGTATCAGGAATCCAAGTTCTTGCGCTACTGCTTTACGACGAGCTTCCGCGGCACGACCCGCCAGAATGTCGCGGGCGTCGCCCCCGAGGCCATCTGGACGGAAATGAAAGATCGGCTCAACGAGATCGATATCGACTTCTGGCAGCTGACTATGGACGGCTTTATGGTCGGCGGCTACATGGCCGTCCCGAACTCTGTCCTGATGGACGACAGCGACCTCTCGCTCACGACGACCATCCTTCAGGCGCTGGCCTCGTCGCTTGCAAAGGCGATCGATAAGTCCATCTGGTTTGGCACCGGCGAGAGCATGCCCGTCGGCATCATCACGCGTCTGGCCGCGCAGACCAAACCCACGTGGTGGGGCTCGCAGCAGGGCGATTTTACCGATCTGCACACGAGCAACATCCTCAAGCTCGATCTGGCCGCAAAGAACGGCGTGGAATTCTTCCGCCCGCTGGTCGCGGCGCTCGCCGTGGCGAAGCCCGATTACTCCAACGGTACGGTGATCTGGATGATGAACCGCAAGACGCACATGGACATCCAGTCCCGCGCGCTGGCCTTTAACGACGCGGCGGCGCTGGTCGCAGGTGTCAGCAACTCCATCCCGATTGTCGGCGGCGAGATCGTCGAGTGGGAGGTCATGCCGGATAACGAGATCGCGGGCGGCTATATGAGCCTGTACCGCTCGGTCGAACGCGAGGGTACGACGATTGAGTCCAACACCAACGTCCGTTGGCTGGAAAACCAGACGTGCTTCAAGGGCATGCAGCGCCGCGACGGCAAGCCCGCCATCGGCGAGGCGTTTGTCCTCGTGAACTATGGCAATGTCCAGCCGACCACGACCACGACCTTCGGCAAGGATCGCGCGAATACGGCCATCGGTACCCTGATCGTCACGACCGCTGCGGGCTCGGCCAACGGCAAGAGCGTCGTGACCGTCGCGGGCAACGGCTCCGGCAAGCTCAAGTACCAGACCGCCGGTCAGGCGATCGCAGTCGCAAACGGCGAGACGATTGATAAGCTCTGGACAGACCTGCCCGCGAATAAGACCGTCGACGGCACGACCGGCCAGACCATTACTGTGGTTGAGGTCGACGGCAACGGCCGCGCGGTTGCCGTCGGCTCCGGCAGCGTGACCGCGAAGGCGGGCTAAAGAAAGGAGGCGGCCTATGTCACTGGACGCCCAGCTGGCCTACATGATGGTGGATCTCGGTATCCTGCGCGCAACCGAGCAGCAGGAGACGTATCTGCGGGGTATCCTGACGCAGGCCGCTGATTTTATCACCACGCGCGGCGTTGCGCTCCAGCCGGACTGCGACGCGGACGACATGCTGACGGCGATGGTCGGCGGCTGGATGTACAAGGCACGCGCGAACGCCGAGGAAAAGCAGCTGCCGACGTATCTGCGACGGATGCTCAACAGTAAGCTTGCGCAGCAGAAGATGGGAGGCGGAACGGGATGATCTACGACAAAGTGTGCACGGTCTGCGACCTGCTGCCCGCAGCCTCCCCACTCCAGCGCCGCCTGCGCATCGCCTCGAGCCACTTTTATTGCGAACGCGAGGTCTACGCTGCCCGATTTTATGCCGGGAAGCAAGCCGGTGTGCAGCTTACCCGGATGGTCAGCATCCCCCGCGTCTTCGGCGGCGAGGACATCAAAGCAGAGCAGTACGTGGTGCTTGAGGACGATCACATTTACCGCATCGACCAGGCGCAGCGGGGCTATGACTCCGACGGCCTGCCGATCACAACGCTTTCGCTCGCAGAGCCGGAGGGCAAGTATGAAATACTCCAAGATTGAGGCGGCTCTCGAGACGGTGCTCCCCGGCGCTGTGTACAAAGTCCAGGCTCCGGAGCACACGCCGGACGGCTCGCCGCTCACGCGCTACCTCGTCTGGACGCCGACCGGCGTGCGCAGCGTGAACGCAGACGGGATACCCTTTGCAACGGTCGGCCTGTGCGTCGTGACCGTTGCCACCCAGACGGAGGGCGACACGCTGACCGCGGAGGTGCTGCAAGCGCTGGCGGCGGCGCACATCGCCATCGGCCAGAGCGAGCAGTCCTTTGACGAGGAGACCATGACCTACTACTCGGACATTCCATGCGAGGTGATCTGATGGCACAGCTCGACGTCAAGGTCGCCCTCAACGGAATTGAGGACGCAGTCCGGCAGCTGGAGCGGGCGGATCTCTTCACGGACGACAACCTCCAGGCCATCTTGTCCGTTGGCGTGGCGCAAATGTACGACAGCGTCCGCTCGGCTTATGTCCAGGCGGGACACCAAAACAACAAGCCGCGCCGCACCGGGCAGACCTATCAGCACATCACGAAGGCGCGAAAGGTTGCTAGAGATAAGCGCGGCGTGCCGTATATGTACGTCACAATTAGCGGCAAGGACAGCCGCGGGCAGCGCTACGGTGTGAAGGGCTTTGTTTTGAACTACGGCCGCAGGACCGGCGGCAAAATCAAGGCTGATTACTACTGGTCGAACGCCGTCAAGGCCACCTGGGATCAGGTGAACAAGGCGATGACCGACAAGGCGGCGGAAATCATCAACACAGAACGATGAAAGGAGGCAGCATATGCCTGCATTTGATCTCAGATACCTGCAAGTCGCAGAATACAAAAAAGCATCCGGCGGCGGCACGGAATACGGCGACGCCACGCCGATGGGCGACGCGATGACGGTCGCGCTCGACCTGCGCTTTGCCGAGGGGCGGCTCTACGCCGAGTCCACGCTCGCCGAGTACATGAAAAAGGCGACCGGCGGCACGGCGACGGCCGGCGTCAAGTACATCCCCACGGCGGCGCAGAAGCTCATGTTCCGCGCTTACGAAAAGCAGCGCACCGTGTCCGGCATCTCGGGTTCTCCCGTGAAGAGCCTGACCTTCGGCAAGAAGTCCACCGGACAGTATGTCGGCTGGAGCTTCTACGCGCCGGACATGATCGACGGCGTCGAGAAGTTCACGGCGGTCTTCGTCCGGAAGGTGCTCTTCGGGCCGCCCGCGACGAACTACCAGACGCTCGGCGACAACATCACCTTCCAGACCCCGACGACCTCGGGCGAGTTCCTGGTCGACGATCTGGGCGACCTTTTGGAGGTCGCGACGCTTGACAGCGAAGCCGACGCCAAGGCCTGGTGCGACGAGGTCTTCAAGACAGCAGCCACAGACGTGGCAGGAGGTTAAGCATGGAGGATATCAAGCCGCGCGAGGTCGCGTGGCGCTTTGACGGGCGCGACTGGGTGCTTCGCTGCAACAACAACGTTCTTGCCGAGGTGCAGGAGATCAACGGCGGCGATTTCAGCCCCATCCTGTCTCGCAAACGGACGCTCAAGTCGGTCTTGCAGCTGCTGGCCGCGATGCTCAACGACTACGCCGATGAACAGAAATGGGTGGACGAAAAGGGCTTCGCTATCCGGTATACCGAAAAGCAGATCGGTAGACGGCTGTCCTATGATACGGTCGATCGGCTTGCACCGGACGTGATGCGCATGACGATTCTGGCCGTCAACGAAGCAGACGATGAAAAAAACGCGGAGACCAGGCAGGAAGAAGCGGCGGTATCAACTTCGCCTGGTATTTGAATATCTGGGTAAATGTGCTGAAAAACGACGAGACCGTCTTTTGGCGCAGGATGACACCGGCGCGGTGCATGGCTATCTACAGAGAGTATTTCTCCTCCATGGCCACGCCGAGCCGGTGTGCGCATAATGCGCCGGAGCAGCCTGCGCGCTTGTCGCTGGCACAGTATCTGATGGGAGGTGGCGGCTGATGGCAACGCCCGGCATTAACACAAAAGTCAAAATGGACGGCGAGAAGGAATATCGCGCCGCCCTTGCCCAAATCAACGCAGGACTTAAAAACTTAGGCGCGGAGATGCGCGCCACAGAGCAAGATTTTGCAGACAACGCCGACAGCGTCGAGGCCTTGACGGCCAAAGGTGACGTGCTCGCCCGGCAGATGCAGACCCAGCAGGAGAAGGTCGACACGCTGCGAGAAGTCCTCCAGCGCGCGGGCGAAACCTACGGCGAGGCCGACAAGCGCACCATTGACTGGTCGACAAGCCTCATTGATGCGGAGACCAAACTCAAGCAGATGCAGGAGGCGCTGGACGAGAACAATGAGGCACTCGACAAGGCTGGCGCGAGCGGCTCGAAATTCCAGCAGGCGATGGATAAGGTCAAGGACTCCGTCGCAAAGGCCAAGGAGGAGGGCACGGGCGCAAAGGGCGTTTTTGCCAACCTCAAGGAATCCTTTGCAGACGGCAAGGGCGAAGCGGTCGGCCTTGGCGACGCGATCGGCGGCGCGGCGGATAAGTTGGGTATCAACCTGCCCGAGGGCGCGACGAAGGCGCTGAACTCCCTGAACGGAATCAACGCCGGGACAGCTGCGGCAGTCGGTGGTTTTGCTGCCCTGGTTGCGGCAGGCGTCAAGGTCGAGAAGCAGCTGATGAGCATCACCAAGGAGTCCGCCGAGTACGCGAAGGAGGTCAAGACGCTCGCAAGCGTGACCGGCCAGAGCGTGGAGGAAGTCCAGGAATGGCAGTATGCCTCCGACATGCTCGGCGTCACCTATGACCGCGTGAAGGACTCCCTCAAGGAGATTACGAACAAGATGCAGGAGGCGCAGAACGGCTCGGAGGACACGGCGGGAGCCTTTAAGACACTGGGCGTCGAGATCGAGAACACAGACGGGAGCCTCCGCAGCGCCGACGCTGTCTTTTATGACGTCATTGACTCGCTCGGAAACATGCACAACCAGGCGCAGCGCGACGCGCTGGCAATGGACCTGATGTCCGAGTCGGCGCAGGAGCTGAACCCTCTGATTGAGGTGGGCAGCGAAGGACTCAAAAAGTACACCGACGAAGCGCATGAGATGGGATACGTTCTGGACGATGAAGCGGTCGCCGCCCTTACAGCGACCGACACCGCGCAGCAGAAGCTTCTCAAGACGCAGGAGGCGGTGACAAAGCAGATCTCCGCCGAGTACGCGCCGTACATGACCGAGGCGCTGGGCGACACGGCGGACTTTATCCAGAAGATCGGCAAGGCTTTCGTGGAGTCTGGCGTTGTGGACAAATTTGGCAGCATCCTGAGCTCTGCCACGCAAATCTTGGAGCCGCTGGGCGATCTGACCGTGGCGATCCTTCCGGCGCTCGACGCAGCGCTCAAGCCGATTGCCACAACGATGGCTCTGATCGCGGACACGACAAATCTGCTTGTCGGCCTGCTGACGCTAAACGGTGACAAAATACGCACCGCGCTCGGACTCAACATTTCGAGCGGGCAGCTCAGCAACATGCAGCAGCTGCAATACAAGGGCGCACTGTCCAGCGGCATGAGCTACGTTACCGGCACCGGCTACACCGGAACGGGCGGCTACATGGGAGCTGACGGCAAGTGGCATCAGAACGCAGCCGGCACGGACAACTTCATCGGCGGCGTGACGTGGGTCGGAGAAAATGGTCCGGAACCTGTCTGGCTGCCGCAGGGCTCTCGCATCGGGACCAACCAGGAAGGGCGCAGCCTTTCCGGCGGCGATACCTACAACTTTATCGTGCCGGCGAACGAAATCCGCGAGATCGACGACTTCATCCGCCGCATGAAAAACCAGAGACGAGTGGCCAGAATGGGGGTGTCGTGATTGAGCCTTACGGCTACTGTAAAAATCAAAGATTTCGCTTTTTTGGACGAATCTGCAAGAGGCGTGAACGACCACACATCAAACCCGGTTACTATCACGGGCGGGGACTATCTGCTGTTGTCTTTCCAGGAGCTCCCACAAAATATGCGCTTTAAGCGTATAACCGACTCGACAGCGCATGCATACCTGAGTAAAGTGACAGACGCGGACAAGGCGTACACGGATAGTCTCGTCCGGCCATTCGACGCTGAATCCATCACATACAACACTAAGCCTAATAATATTTCTGCTTCGACTTACAACAAGACAAGCATTTCGCGCGGTTGGAACGAAATTAGCACCTATGTCACTAAATACGGCATATGGTACGGGATTGCTTTTTTCCTTCCAAACTATTCCGATGGTTCCGTAGCTGTAACAACAAGTGGCACTAACGCCCCATACTTGACAATTACCGTCGACGACAGCGACACGATTGGGCTGGAATTATCCAATTTGTCTCCCGCCTCTGGCGCAGTAATAAAAACACAAGACAACCTATTTGCGTGGAGTGCACGCGCTGCTAATTATAGCTGCGCGCCTGAGGTCGAGCAAGCCTCTGCCGTCTTCCGTTGGCGCTCCGGCACGAGCGGTACAATCCACACGATCAATGTCTCCGGCAACACGCAGAGCGTCACGGTGCCTGCCAACACCTTCGCTGGCACGACGAGCATCCAGTGGCAGGTAGCCGTCACGGCAAACAGCGGCGTGGTCACAACGTCCAACTGGGTGACAATTTCGACCGCCGACGCAACGCCGACCGCCGCGCCTCTGAGCCCGGTCGACACGGTGATTGACGGCTCAAAGGACGTACTGTTCCAGTGGCAGCACTCAATCGCCACCGGAACGGCGCAGAGCAAGGCAGACCTGCAAAAAAGCGCAGACGGCAGCACATGGACGACGCTTGCAACCGTGACCGGCGCTGCGCGGCAGTGGACGTGTCCTGCCGGGACGCTCACGTCCAGCATCAAATACTGGCGCGTGCGCACCTACAACGCAGACGGTGTTGCGGGCGCGTGGAGCGATGCGGCGCAGATCGTCGTGATCGCCGCGCCGACGGCTCCGGCCATCCAGATCAAGTCAACCGGTCCGCGGCCGTCCATCAGCTGGCAGACCTCCGAGCAGGAGGCGTATCAGGTGGAGTTGGACGGCAAGCTCTCGGGCGGCACGCACTACGGCACGGACAAGACGTGGACAAGCCCGGCGTACCTCGCGGACGGAAGCCACACGGTGCGCGTGCGCGTGCAGAACCAGTACGGCATGTGGTCCGACTGGGGCGCGGCGGCGCTGCCTGTGACGAACACGCCGGGCGCGAGTATCACGCTGACCGTGCAAGCCTCCAGCGTCGCGGACTTAAGCTGGCAGACCTCCGGCAGCTACGATTTTTACCTCGTGTACCGGAACGGCAAGCCGATCGCAAGGCTCACCCAGACGCAGTACACAGACGAGCTGTCTTCCGGCAGCACGACGTATCAGGTGCGCGGCTGCTACGCAGACTCCAGCAACTACGGCCTGTCTTCGGCGGTCACGGTCGACGTTCGCGCGGAGGTGCATCAGGTGTCAGACTTGGACACCGGCCAAACCTTGAGACTCCCATACTCCGACAGCCAGCACCGGCAGACCACACGGACACTTTCCCGGCAGGTCGAGCTCTTGCAGCTCTCCGGCGCGTATTATCCCGTCGCGGTCGAGGTCGACTCCGGCACGGATTCGCTCAGCATCACGGCGGTGCTGCTCGATGAGAGCGAGATCAGGCAGCTCATGGGACTTGTGGGAAAGCTTGTCTGCGCCAAAACGCCGCAGGGCGACATGGTCATCGGCTACATCACGAGCCTACCGAAGCAGCACGACGGCTTTTTGAACGTCTTTAATTTCACGGTCGAGCAAATCGACTATGACGACGAGGTGACGCTATGACACACAAGGTATCTTACCGCGTGGATGTGCTGCGGCGCGGCGCGAAGTTCTCGGAGCTGCGCTGGCTCAAAGATTCCGCGCCCGACGTGCTCGTCGACGCGTCCGGAGACATCATGGGAAGCCTCGGCGGCACATTCCTCCGCAACCCCGATATCGAATATCTTTCCGACGAGCTCCAGCCTGTGCTGGAGCTTGACGGGCAAGAGTACCCCTTGGGCGTGTACCGCATCACGACGTACTCGGACACCGTCAGCGCGCAAGGGCACTTCCTCCGGCTCGACGCGTACGACCGCAGTTGGATGATCCAGACGATCAAGACGGAGGGCATTTTGCATCTTGCCGCCGGCACGAACTATCTGACGGCGGTGCAGCAGCTCATGACGCAGGCCGGAATCGGCCTCGTGATCGCCACACCGACGGCGGAGACGCTTCAGACCGACCGCGAGGACTGGCAGGAGGGCACGGACTATCTCACGATCTGCAACCAGCTGCTGGGCGAGATCAACTACAAGCCCGTGTGGTTCGACGGCAGCGGCATCGGGCATCTGGAGCCAAAGGCAACACCAAATGCGGCAAATATCCGCTGGCGCTACTCAAGCACGGACATTCGTCTTTTGTCCCCAGTCTCGCGCGACATGTCGCAGGAGCAGGACATCTTCGACGCGCCGAACGTCTTCGTGGCCATTTGCAGCAATCCGGACTTGGAGGCTCCTTTGGTGGCCAGAGCCGAGAACAACAGCCCGTCGAGCTCGATCTCGATCTTCAAGCGCGGCCAGCGCATCACGCAGGTGGTCAAGGTCAACAACATCGCCTCGCAGGAGGCGCTGCAAGCCTACGTGGACGATCTTTGCTTCCAGTCCCAGCTCGGTACCCGGACGATCACATTCTACGGCCTGCCGGAGGGTGGGCACGGCGTGGGCGACGTTCTGAGTATCGATGCGCCGGAGTTCGGCGGTATCTACGAGGAGACCGGCTGGCAGCTGCGGCTCAGCCCCGGAGAGCTCATGACCCATACCGCAAAAAGGACGGTGATTGCATGAGCGGGCAGCAAAACACGGAGCCGACCGCGGCGGAGCTTGCCACCGTCGGCGCGAAATACACAGACGGCTTGAGCCTGATCTTCGACGGCCAGACCGCCGCCACAGCAAAGCATTACAAATGCAATACCAACGTTACATTCAAGGCGGGTGACCGCGTGAAAATCTGCCGCATCAGCGGCACCTACGTCGTCGAGTACGTCGTAGGCAATCCAAAGTGAGGTGATACGATGCGCGAAAAGATCAAAAATGCTTTATCGGTCGAGGTGACTGGAACGGATCTTACCAAGGCAACAAAGCTCCAGTTCTGGCTCCGGCAGGGCGCGTTGTTTTTTGAGTACGTGCCGGCGGTCGTCGACGAGACGCACCTGCTCGTCACGATCCCCCTTGCCGACGCGATGCAGCTCGACCCCGGCAAGAGCGCACGGCTCCAGCTGGCGCTCACGGACGGCGATGGCAACCCGCAGGCCGCGGATATCGTCTCGCAGCCGGTCAAGGAGCTTCTCAAGGAGGCGGGATATGCTTAAAATGGTGCTTTCGCAGCCGGAGATTCGGATGCGGATCGAGCCCGCGAAGGTGGTTTATCAGGGCGGCGAGGCGTATGAAGGGGACTACGAGGTCGTGCCGAAGGCATTTGAGCCGGTTGTTTTGCCGACGAAAAACAAGCTGCTGGCGGACGATGTGACCGTCACAAAAGTCCCATACTATGAGGTATCCAACGAGACCGGCACGACGGTCTACATTGCATCGGAGGTGTAAATTTTGGGCAGAAGTAAATTTATCTATGGCGGCGAGGTGCTGTTAGACCTGACCGCCGACACGGTAGAGCCGGGCAAAGTTCTGCTTGGCTTTAAGTATCACGGCTCGGACGGTGAGCTCCACACCGGCACGTGCGAATTTGACCTCGACACGTCCGGCGCGACCGTCAAGGCTTCGGAAATTCTTTTCGGCAAGACGGCGGGCGCAAGGGGCTCGATGATCACGGGCGAAATGCCGAACAACGGCGCGGTGGCCGCGAAGATCACGACGGTCAAGGGCGAGTACATCGTCCCCATCGGCTACCACGACGGAAGCGGTAAGGTCGCCATCGACCCCACAGAGGCTGCGAAGATCATTGCCGGGAACATCAAAGCGGGCGTGACGATCCTCGGCGTGACGGGCACGTACAGCGGCGAGGCCATCAAGGCACAAACGAAGTCCGTCGAGCCGCTGACGACCGCGCAGACGATTTTGCCGGACCCCGGCTACGATTACATGTCGCAGGTCGATGTGGCCGCGATCTACTACAACGAAACGCCCAACGCTGCTGGCGGCGTGACCGTCACCATCGGCAAGAAGGCAGGAGCGTGAGCGTATGGCGGCACCGGAAGTACCTGGGGGTAAAACCCCGAGAAACAAGGTGGTCTACGCCGGAAAAACGCTCATCGACCTGACCGAGGACACCGTAACACCCGCGACGCTCAAATCCGGCGTGACAGCGCACGACGCTTCGGGCGCGCAGATCACCGGCACGTTAGATACCGCCCCGCCCAAGGAGTCGGACATCAATTTCTGGGACTACGACGGGACGCTCTTGTATGCGTGGACACTCGCCGAGCTGGCGGCGAAGACCGAGCTGCCGCCCCTTCCCTCGCACGATGGACTGGTCTGCCAGGGCTGGAACTGGACGCTCCAAGACATCAAGGACGCAGGCCGTGAGCTCGATATCGGAGCGCTGTACATCACCGACGACGGGAAGACAAGGCTCTACGTCGACGTGGACACCGAAACGTGGGACGATTTTGTCCTCAACTATTGGCAGAGCACAAGAAACGCCACGACTGTTGACTGGGGCGACGGAACGACCCCGGAATCAAAAAATGCCGATTCGTACATTGAGCATCGGCATGTGTACGCATCCAGCGGCTCATACGTGATCACTATGAGCGTCAAAGAAAGTACGACGATGTGGCTTGGACACGATGGCTATATGCTGATTGCAAGAGGCGAAGCAGATAGTGGCCGCTGCTCGATGCTGCGGAAAGTCGAGGTCGGTGCAAGGGTACCGGGGACAGACCCTCAGTGTTTCCGTAATTGTTGTAGACTTGAGAGCGTCTCTCTCCCGCAAACCACGAAAATATATACCCCTCGGTCATTTGAAATGTGTACACAACTGCGTGTGTTAATCGCGGCGGATATGGATGAAATTAGGCAAACATTTTATCGTTGCAGCAATCTCCGCGCAATCGCAACACCGAAAGGGACGACGCAAAGAGATGGTTCTGCTATCGCAAATACAGCAATCCGCCAGATAAATTTTGATATAACTACCGCCTACTTTGCCGAAGCCCTCAAACGCGTCCACATCAAGGCTGTAAACGGGCGAGTTGGAGATTTCAGTGCCTGCCGCTCTCTGTTAGAAGTCACCATCCCGGCGAACGCTACGACGTTTGTTGCCGCCGCATTTAATGGCGACAACGCGCTGCGCAGAGTGACATGCCTCGGGGATATCGCGAGCATCCCAGCGCAGGTGTTCCAACGATGCTATCCGCTGCGGTTTGTGGACTTCACCCACTGCACGGCAGTTCCCACACTGGCCAACGTCAACGCGTTCGATCAGACACACCCGCAGCTGGAGATCAGAGTACCTGCCTCTCTTGCGGATGCGTGGAAAGCGGCAACAAACTGGAGCTCGTTGGCAGACCATATTGTGGGGGTGTGAGCATGATCGTAAGAGAGCACTACAAAACGCGCACGGACGGCGTGGAGCTGTACCGGACGTACTCGGATGCGGGCTATCTCATCCGGCAAGCAGAGACGGGCGCAGAGTACGATGAGGCCATCGACATTGATGGCGCGCCGCACACCTACACGGAAACTGGCAAGCTTGTCACAGACAATTTTGACATCGAGACGGCAAGCCCGGAGCAGCTGCGTGAGCGGCTTGCCGACACCGAGACGGCGGCGAAGATCTTACTGGGGGAGGCAGCACCATGACGTACACCGAGAGGGCACGAAAAATGCGCCCGTACATCGAACAGGCGGCAAGCGCTTTGGACGACAAAACAGTCAGCCTCGCGCCGGAGCTGCTGGGGACGCTGACCGGCGGCGGCAGCCTCGTCAAAGCGGGCACGCGCATCAACTGGCACGGCAAGATCAAAAAAGCCGCCGTCGACCTCTGGGACACCGCACAGAACACGCCCGACAAAGCGTCTACGCTCTGGGAGGACGTGCAGTACCGGGGCGGATACAGGATCATCCCCGAAGTAATTACCTCCACACTGGCCTTCACGAAGGGCGAGAAGGGATGGTGGGGCGGCAACCTGTATGAGTCGCTCATGGACGGGAATGTGTTTACCCCGACGGTCGCCCCGACGGCCTGGAAGAAAGTATAGCGCCGCCTCCGGGCGAGAAAGGAGACAGATATGGACGACGGAATTCAGGCGCAGGTCGCAGCGATCGACGCGCGCTGCAAATCCAACCAGCACCGCATTGACGAGCTCGAGGCGGACAACAAGGCGCTTCACCAGCTGGCTACCTCCGTGGAGGTGCTTGCGACGAAACAGGAGACGATCGAGTCGAACGTGAACGAGATCAAGACCGACGTGAAAGCCCTCAAGGCGCTCCCCGGCAGCCGCTGGGAGGGGCTTATCAAGGCAGCCGTGACAGCAATCGTCGCGGGGCTGGTAGGCTACGCGCTGGCTCTGGCGGGGCTGGGTGGCTGATATGCGAGTAAAGGGCAAGTGGAGCAAAGGCGAGATGGCGCGCACCATCGTCATCTATCTGCTTAGACTCCTGACGATGGTGCTGATCTGGGCGTGCACGCTGAAAACCATCGCTGTCCTAATCGCAGTCGGAAGTAACCCGGAGCTGGGTACGTCGGTCGACCTGTCCGACGTGCTCGGCTACGCCGGGGGCGCAGCAGTCTCAGAGCTGGGCCTGCTGGCATTTAAACGAGTATTCGCGAAGAAAAATGAACCGGTAGAATGAAAGGGGTACATATGGAAAACATCAAAAAGCGGCTGGGCAATTTGCTCAGCGTCAAATCTCTGGTCACGCTGGTCCTGACGGGCGTGTTTGCGTACATGTCTGTAGCCGGTAAGATCTCGCAGGACTTTATGACCATTTATGCGGTCATCATCGCGTTTTATTTTGGGACCCAGTCCCAGAAGACGCAGGATGTGCTTGACAGTGCGGGTACGCCGCAGGAGGGCGAACAGAAATAATGAAAGCATCCGAGCTTGTGCGCAGGCACATTGACGTTGCGAAGAATTACAAGACCGTCTATATGTGGGGCTGCTTCGGCTCCCCCGTGAGCGAAACGATCATTAACGAGAAATCCGCCCAGTATCCGGACTGGTACACCGGCGGCAGAGTCACATATCTGCGCAGCCTCATCGGGAAGATCGTCTATGGCTTTGACTGCGTGAACCTGACAAAGGGCATTCTCTGGGGCTGGAACGGCAATAAAAACGCCTACTACGGCGGTGCAAGATACGCCTCGAACAGCGTGCCGGATGTCTCCGCCGACGGCATGATCGCCAAGTGCTACGCCGTGTCCGGCATCGGCTGGGACAAGCTGATTCCCGGCGAAGGTCTCTGGATGCCCGGCCACTGGGGCATGTACATCGGTGATGGTCTGGCGGTCGAATGCACCCCGATCTGGGACAACGGCGCACAGATCACCGCCGTCCAGAACATCGGCACGAAAGCCGGATACCACGCCCGCAGGTGGCAGAAACACGGAAAGCTCCCGTGGGTCGAGTACGACACCGTGAAGGTTGATGCCGAGGTTGAAGAAGCAAAGAAGACCATCCGGCAGAAAGCCGGATTGACCGACGGCACGATTGATTATCTCGCCGCCTACAAGTACGGCGACGATCTTCTCAAAAAGCTCGCAAAGGCGATGAAGTAAGCTGTCCGCCGCGCCCTCCGGAAGGAGGGACGCCATTGGCAAGCGCAAGAGTCCATATCCCAGACGACTTATCCGGTTTGCTGCAAAGCGAGTGGGAGCGCGTCATACGCGAGGCCGGATACAGCAGGCAGGACGCCGAGATCGTGCGCCGCTACATCGTGGGCAAAGCGCCCCAGATCGACGTGGCCGTCGAGCTGTGCATGGAGCGGAGCACCCTGTCGAGGCGGCTGCCCGGGATTTATACGAGGGCGCGGCAGACAGCAAAAAGGCTCAACATGATATAAAATACCCGGTGTCCAAGTTGGACACCGGGTGTTTTTATTGCATCGCCCTGAAAAAAGCGAGGCTCCAAACGCCTTGCTGCTCGAGCGTGAGGCATTTGTCAAAGTTGGCCGTAAACGTATCGATGTCGATTTTGCCGTACTGCTCGGCGATTGCGCGGTCGATATCGTCCGTTGCTTTGCCCATCGCGTGAAGCTTGCGCACCATAATGGTCGCCCACTTGATGGGGTAACGCTGTGCATTGTCAATGTCGCTCTGGCTTTGCGTTTTCGTGGCCTTGCGGCAAATCGCAAAGATCGTCGCCAGCGCCTGAATCTGCTCGGTTGTCATAGTCGTCACCTCCCTGCTCATGTAGTCCCCGATCCAGCCGCGCAAGAGCTCGTTGGGGTTTGTTCCGTCTTCTTGCGCGGCGGCCTTAAACGCTTCCGCGTCTTCTCGCCGCATCTTGCACCCAATTACGGTGCGGTTCTCCGCGTCCCACTTGTTCCGGGCGCGTTTTTGTGCATCAGTTGGCATTTGGATTCCCTCGCTTTGGCTTAGGCACGAGCAAGCCGCTCGTATCTGGTGGTGTACCCCGGGACCATGATGCAGGGCTGTTCGTCGCCGCACAGGACGTCCTGCAAGCGATAATTGTAACCGTCCAGCGTGACGACGATCTCGTCAGCAGCGTTTTTCGCCGGGGCGAACTTCTCGGGAATGACGACGTCAAGCGGCTCGGAGACGGTGGCGTCGGTTTCGGCCGTGGTGTAGATGCAGCGCTTTTCAGCTGCGAGCATTCCGTAGTTTGCATAAATAGTAGCTTTCATTTTTATTTCCTCCTGCCCCGTGTTGGGATTTGTTTTTTTGTTTATCTCTATGGTTTTATTATATACGGTTTACCCGTATATGTCAAGCATTATTTTTAAAAAAATCAAATTATTTTGCACATAAAATCACACTCGCGCCACCCTTGGAAAATGGACATCCTGTACAATGGTCTCAAAAGGAGGGACACAGGATGGCATACAACCCATACACCGGGCGCTGGGAGATGGACGGCGCGCAGCAGGTGCAGATGCAGCCCATGCCGCGGGCGCAGGTGCCGCAAATGCCGCAGCAGCCACCGAAACTCGGCGTGCTGACAGTGGCCAGCGAGGCCAGTATCAACAATTTGCAGATGCAGCCAAACGACAACGCGCTCGCGCTGCATGAGACGGAGAACCTGCTCTATTACATCCGCACCGACAGCATGGCGGCAAAGACCATTGCGCGGTTCCGGATATTCCCGGAGCCGACGGAAGAGGAAAAGGCAGCGACCCAGCTGCAAGAGCAGCTTAAGCAGATCACAGACGGCCTACAGAGCATGGCCGGGAAAATCGAGGAATTGGAGGGAAAACTCAATGCAAAATCCGATCATGGCACTGATGGGCGGCGGCAGCGGAAACAAACTGCTGAACGGCCTGATGCAGACGGCAATGACGACGCTTAAAGGCCAGAGTCCCCAGATGGTGCTTAGCTTCCTCGCCTCCCAGCCTGGGTTTAATGACTGGTTTGAGGCAAACAAAGACAAAACGGTCGGCGAGCTCGTCGGCCAGATCAGCAAGTGATAACGCGCGTAAGCGCCTATCAATAATCTAGCCCGAAAGGAGGGAATACAATGGATAAGGACTATGGCTTCGGCGGATGGGGTATTGTGATTCTCATCGCGCTGTTCTTCCTGCTCTTCGCGGGCAGAGGCTTCGGCGGCAGCAGCGGCGAGAGTGCCCCGGCGACGCAGGCCGACGTACAGCGTGCAACGGACTTTGCGGCTCTGGAGCGCCAGAACAACGAGGGCGTGGCCGCGACGCGTCAGGGCGCGTACGACGTCACAAGCGCCGTCAAGGACAACGCCTACAACATCCTCGGCGAGCTGCGCGATTTGCAGTCCGTCACGGAGCGCGGCATCTCTGCGCAGCAGAAGTGCTGCTGCGACATCCTCCGCGCGATCGACGGAGTTAACTACAACGCCAGCATCAACGCTTGCGAGATCAAGACGGCTATCCACGCCGAGGGCGAGGCGACCAGAACGCTCCTGCAGCAGCAGGAGAACCAGCGCCTGCGCGACGAACTCGCACAGAGCCGCGCCGCGAACAACGACTATATGCAGTCGCAGTACATCCTCGGCCAGCTGGGCAGGTACTACCAGAACCCGCCCTGCAATCCGTGCGGCTGCGGCGGCTGACGGACGGACCAAACCTGATATAACTATCCGGGGCGATTGCCCCGTTTTTCATAATTTTGAAAGGAGACGAGTAAATGTCTTGTAGCGGAAACAGCAAATCCTATCAGAAATCCTGCGTCCGGTATTTTAATAACAGCCCGCAGACGCTTGCAGCAAACGCTGCGACAGTGCTCACGCTTGCGGGCGCGAAGGTTGTCAACTCCGGCGAGTCCATTCAGGTCGAGCCTCAGAGCTACGACACCGTAAAAATTGGGCTCTATCACCTAGTAGCCGATGCGGTCATCACGTCGTCCGCGGCTGGCGAGCTCACCTTGCAGTGGTACATGGACGGCGTCGCGCTGCCCTGCACGCTGCGCAAGGTAACGCTTCCGGCTACCGGAAACACTGAGATCCACACGGAGACGGAACTGGCGCTGCCCGGGTGCTGCTGCTGTGTGAACCACACCTTTACCCTCATTGCGACGACCGACTCGACGGCAGCGGGCAATGTGGTCGAGCTCTGCACCGGCCTGCTCAAGCTTGCTTAGCCTATGACGGAGAAAATCAAGGCCTACAAGGCCAAACTCTGCGAAGCGCTTGAGGCGTGCATGGCGGAGCCCGTATGCTCCCGAAGCGTGGGCAGCTGCACCATGCTCATGGACGCGCTGTGCAAGGCGGATAAGATCACGATAGAGTCCGAAGCCTCCACGTTTACCGAGGACGACGCGCGGCGCTGGACAGAGCACATGGAAAATGACGACGGCTCAATGGGCGCGCACTGGACGCTCGAGCAGACCGCGGCTGTGGCCAACAGCATCGGCGTGCACGTCGACCCGTGGATCTGGTTTGCGGCACTCAATATGGAGTACTCGGACAACTTCGAGGTTGCGCAGAAATACGGCCTCGACCGGCCGGAATACTACGCAGACCTCGCGAAGGCGTTTCTCTTCGACAAGGACGGCGGCGGCCCCGAGCCGAAAATCGCCGGGTACTATCACGGTATCGTAGAGCCAAGGCTCGAAAGAGATTGAACACAGTATAAACACAGCAATCTGATTTTACATTGGTATTGCCTTGGATTTATATGCTTCGAATCCCTCCCACTCCGCCAAGATGAAAGCACCCGAGAGTTTCATTCTCAGGTGCTTTTGTTTGCATATTTTCTGATTTTATCAGCCGAACACGGAACTTTATATCAAAAATGTTTTGTTTTCGGGCTTACACCAGCATGGCAAATCCTAGCATATCCTAGCGCCAAAATACACACCTGCGAACACAGAATGAACACAGTAAATCAGGGTCAAAAGGACTTGCCCATTTTTGCGGCTGCATCGTCGATGGTATTATCCAAAATATCCGTGTAAATGTCCATCGTGGTCGAGAGCTGGGCATGGCCGAGCAGCTGCTGGGCAGTTTTATAATCCACGCCCGCCTCGTGCAGGGCGGTCGCGTAGCCGTGCCGGATCTCATGCGGCGTGACGGTGACGCCGGTGCGCTTCTGGTAGTCTTCGTATTGCCGGGTGATCTTCCAGTCCGGCGTCGGGGTTTTGCCGCCGTCGTCAGAAAATATAAAACCGCGTTTTTTATCTGGCAGGGCAGCGGCCAACGCGTCCAGGAGCGGCACAGAGCGGATACCGGCCTCTGTTTTCGGCTCTTTGACCTCCGGTTTGGTGCTGACGTTGTAGACGCTGCGCTGGATACGGATGCGCTTTGCCTTGCGGTCGATGTCCTCGTACTTGAGCCCCTCCACCTCGCCGCGGCGACACCCAGTATAGTAGATCAAAAAGGCAAAGAGCCCAAAGTCGTCCGAAAGGCCGGCTTTTATTTTTTTGATTTGATCAGGGCTTGGCGCGCGGCGCTTTTTCTGCGGCAGGTTCTTGGGGAGAAGGACGGCCTCCGCCGGATTGTAGGCGATATAACCCTCGCGCTGGGCTTTGTTTAAGATCTGGCGGATGATCTGCCGCTGCGTGACGACGGTCTTTTTGGCGTAGGTTTTTGCAAATTGGTTGATATAGCGCTCAATATCCTTGGTCGTGATCGAGGCTACGTCCATCTTGCCGAATTCGGCCACGGCGCGCTCATAGGCCGGGTTGTAGCCCCGGTGTGTGTTTGCGGCGAGCGTCGGCTCGATCTCGTTCCACCAGGCGTGCGCTACGTTCTCAAAGGTCTCGGTCTTCCCAGCGGCCACGTCGGCGCGATAGCTTTTGACCTTCTCCCAGACCTCGCGATCGGTCCGGCCGCGGAAGGCTTTGCGCTTGCCGTTTATTTTGATGATCGTCTCATGCAGCCCATCCGGGCGCACGTAGTACTTGGGGATCGCCATACAAACCTCCCGTGTCAGACTTGGACACCGTTACAGATTCAGCCACTGCATGCCGATATGGGACACGCGGCGAATCCAGCCGACATTCGGGTCCAGCAGGTCGATGATGATCGCGAGAACCACAAGGCAAAACATGGCCAGCAGGACAGTTGTTACGAAACGGTGCATTTTCAGCGATTTCTTACAAGTCACCAGATGCTCATTCATCCGTTCTAACGCATCGGCCAATGCCTTGCGCTCTGACTCCAGACTGTGTATCCGCTCCAGCAGCGCGGGGTCCGGGTCCGGAGCCTCATGCGGCAGTCCATTGTATTCGTCCACTGACACCCCAAGCTCACGGCACAGCGCAAGCACTGTGTCGTAGGACGCGTTTGGAGCATCTCCGCGCAAGAACTGCGCAACAGTGGTTGTTGATTTGCCGATTGCTTCGGCAAGATCCTGGTTTGTAATACGCGGCGCCGTGTTTTCTTTTTTTTCTCGACAGATTTCGTACAATTCTGACATTCTCAGCAAGATTCCTTTCCTAAATAATGCGATTCTGGGTACAATTTACAATGATGCTTTCTCGACATTACCGCTTGCCGCGTGTAAGCTATACTCACAGGCGGCTCCCACACTGCTTGCAGCAAACCAAAAGCCCCGCCGTCAATGGCACGACGGCGGGGCGAACAAAACGGAACGAAGATACCCCCATCCGTGACGCGGTGTCCAAATCGGACACAAAAAAGCGGAGACGCACAAGGCATCTCCACTTTGTTGGACATCGGCAGGGCGGCGTATCCTGCATCTCAGGTTCCCTTTCGGGAGTGTCGGGAGCCATTTCCGACCTCAACGTCCTAGAACAGTATATGTTCTGATGCCTAAATTAAACCACAAATATTTCATGATGTCAATATTCTGCTTTGTTACTTTTCTTTGAATTTTTTCAGGCGGCCGCTGTTGAGCCGGTTCGTCAGCTTGCCGGAGCTGATCTCGTAGACGCTGGCGACATAGTGATATCCGTTTTTCGCGTCCAGCTTCACGCAGACCATCACGTTTGCGTCAAGCGCCTTGACAAGCTCGACGCTTCCCGGCTCCTTCGGGTTGTGCCCGACGTAGTCCGGCTCCGCGATGATGGACGGAACCAGCGCGACGTTCCCGGTTTCATCCGGATGATGCTTCTGGACGTGCACGGCCAGACCGGCTGACTGCATGATCTCGCCGCAGGGAAGTTCCTGCCCCGTGAGCGCATTGAACTCGTCTATGTAGTCGCCCACGTGAAACAGTTTCTCGCCCACGGTTGGCCTCCCTTAAAACAGTAGTCTGTAAATCATGCAGAACGCATAGAAAACGGCACATACGACCAAGGCGGCCAGAAGTATATTCCGCCTGATTTTACGATGCTTATCAACGTAAGCCCGTCCTGCATCCACAGCTGTTTGTCTCGCGCTCTGCGCGGTGCTTCGCTTAGGCGGTGCACTCGTTTCAACCTCCGGGTCTTGATACAGATTCCCCTCGTCGTCAACCCACATATGCCTCGCTTCGCGCTCAGCGGGGCTTACGAGCTTGACCGTCATATGTACACCGTAGCTACGATCTTCGTAGTCTTCGTCATCACATTCTGGCCCACCGTGAATGCCTGCCTTTGTTGTAAGTACCCAAAAGTCAGCGTTCTCTTTTGCAGCAAACTCAGCCGCAATATTTCTTGGCACATTGCCAACGATTTTAGAGTTTATATAAACATAGTACGCAGGCTCACCATTGTATGTATAACGTTCTATCCGGACGTTGTATTCGCAGCCAACATGAAGTCTCTCAATGATCTCCTGCCGCTCTTCTCCGTCTTTGTTGCGGAATGTAACACCCGCGACATTGAAACTCCAGAGCTCTGAGCCGTATTTCTCTATCGTCTTTGTATAATTCATCGTCGCTTGTCTCTTTTCTATAGACTTGTAGAAAAGTGTTGCATTGCGCTTCGCTAGAAAATACTGTAAAATATAGAAACTACAAAAGAAAGGGCGTGCCTACATAATGGATGAACTGCTTCGCGATCTGCTTTCCCTGTCCCCGGAGGGGCTTAGTCTGTTTGTTTCGCATATCGCTGCTTTAGATAATCGAGATATGCCCGCGCTTCCTTCTGCGCCTCAGGAGGCAAACGCATAAACGCCTCTGCGGCACTCATGACCTCATCGGGTATTCCTGATGAGGTCTCTTCTTTCTCAACCGTGCTGTCATCAATCAAATAATCGACTGGGACACCAAACAAGTCAGCAATCGCTTTCCAGTTTTTCATGCCGGGGTCGTACTTTCCCGTCTCCCACCCGGAAATAGCAGCTTGCGAAGCGTGCAATGCTTCGGCAAGTTCTTGCTGGTTCATGCCCCTGCTCAGTCGAACTTGTCTCAAACGGTTCATGACGCTTCACCTCTCTTTATATAATATCAGCCATTTTTATTTTTTCCAGTGGATATCAATATTATTTATAAAATTTGATATTTCCTATTGACATATCAACTAACTTGATATATAATCCAGAATATCAAGAAACTTTATAAAATATCAACGAAGGGGAGTGATTAAGATTAACGGAATCAAGCCGAAGAGAATCGAAGCCGGTTTGTCTCAGAAGCAGCTCGCTGAAATACTACAGGTAACGCAGGCTGCTGTGGCGAATTGGGAGGCTGGAACCGCTTATCCGCGTGCGTCTCAGCTGCCGGATTTGGCGGCGGCGCTGCACTGCACGATCGACGAGCTCTACCAGCCGCCAGAAGAATCTGCTTGAGGAGGAATCAACGATGATCAAACTTGTCGCAGAACCGTACTGTAGCAAATGCCCGGATTTTGAGCCGAAGACCGACAAAGTAGGCGCCAAAATGTACGGCAACAGTTTTTTGACAGACACGGACACGGTCGTTTATTGCAAGGACCGCGAGCGCTGTGCAAGGATCGAGGAATGGCTCAGAAAGGGGCGGGGAGAAAATGCGTGAGACGGAAGGCTACCGGCCGCAGCTGGAGCTTTTGACGGACATGTTTCCGGCGCGGGCGGCGATCACGGTCACGGAGTGCCAGGCGGCGCTCGGGCTTGACCGGCGGACGCTTCTGGCTGACCGGGAGTTCCCCGCGCGGAAGGTCGGCAACAAGTACGCCGTGCCGCTGACGGAGCTGGCTCGCTGGCTGACGCGAAAATCATAGCAAAGTATACCCCGCAAATCCACGCGAAATACCTGCCGAAGGGCAAAGGCGGCTTGCAGACTTGCTGCCGGATTGGAGGACATATGCCAAATATCTACGGAGCCGCCCGCATTGCCAAGGGCATCACGCAGGAGCGCGCAGCCGACGCGATTCCGTGCTCGGTGCGGAGCCTTGCCGACTACGAAAGCGGCGCACGCATCCCGCCGTCGGAGACGGTTGTGCGGATGGCGGAAATTTACGACGCGCAGTATCTGTGCTACCAGCACCTGCGCCAGACGAGCGAGATCGCCCAGCGGCTCATTCCCGATGTGCGGGAGTGCGATCTGCCAGAGGCCGTCTTGCGGCTCATTGACCAAATTTATGACTTTGCCGACGCGCGCGAAGACCGCCGCCTGATTACGATTGCAAAAGACGGCGTGATCGACGACACGGAGCGGCCGGAGTTTGACCGGATCGTTTCCAAGCTCGACGAGATCGTCCAAAGCGCGCTGGCCGTCGCTTACAACAAAGGAGGATAATATGCGCAACTTTTACAAACTGGCCGAGAAGCTCATGTGGAGCTCGATTGTCGTCGCCTTCGTGGCCTTCCCATATCTAGCCGCGAATTACAGCATGATCTGAGGTGCGGGCGATGAAAAAGAGCGTAAAAAAATCCCGCACAGCCGCTGCGAACGACTGCACGGGACTGGTGTTTTGCAACACCATGAAGGCATCTTTAGTTTATCACGGTTTGCTGCCAAATGCAAGTGTGGGGGAGGTGATTTTTTGGAAAATCAAGATTTTCGGGCGTTTTGGTCCGTGATCCCCGCAACCGTCTTAGACGATATGCAGCTGCAAGCCAATGCAAAGATTTTGTACGGCGTGCTCTCGTCTCTCATGCGGCGCGAGGGCTACTGCTGGCCGAGTAACGCCCAGCTGGCCGCCGCCATGCACTGCTCCGAGGATGTTATAAGACGCTGGCTTGCTGCTTTGCAGCATGACGGACACATCCAAGTCCGGGTCGTGCCGAACCGCAAGACGGGCGGCTCCATCCGCTACATTTCCCCCGTGGTCGCCGCGCCGGTCATCCTCGACGAGGATGAGGGGTACCGGGACGAACAGCCCGGTACGTACCGGGACAAAAATCCCGGGGTACCGGGACAAACTTCCCGGTCGTTATATAAGGATGGATATAAAAAAGATAATAAAAAGAAAAAGAAAAAGAAAAAGGAAAAAGAAAGTGCGCCGTCTGGCGACGTCGCCGCCTCCCTCCTTGCCAAGTGTGCGCTGTACGGTCCGTCCGTCACCGAGGCGATGGGGCGCTTCCTGAAAATGCGGGTCGAGATCAAAAAGCCGGTCAAGTCCAAGCAGGCTGCCACGCTGCTTTGGAACAAACTCATGAGCCTGTCCGACGGTGACTCGGCAAACATGGCCGCGCTGCTTGACCTCGCAACGGAGCGGCAGTGGCTGAGCGTCTTCCCGCTGAAGGACGACGAGCTGCCGAAGGCGCAGAAGCGCGAGGTTGATACGGGAGGTGTGAGGTTTCTGTGAGCGACGACAAAAAATTGCTGGAGGCGCAGCAGGCCGTCCTCGGCGCGATGCTCATTGACGAGAAAACCGTTGGCCTTGTGCTTCAGGAGATTGTCCCGGATGACTTCACGACTGGCGCTTACCGGCAAGTCTTCCTCGCCTTCCGGGCGCAGTTTTCGAGCGGCGAGCCGTGCGACGCGGTGACGATCAACGCTAGGCTCGGCGGCAAGTACGACAAACTCCTCATGGAGCTGATTCAGGTCACGCCGACGGCAGCCAACGTCAAGAGCTACATGCAGCTTTTAAAGCAGCAGGCCAGAGTCAGCCGTCTGCAAGGTATTGCCCAGCGGATGCAGGACACGGACGACGAGGACGATCTGCGCGGGCTGGTCAATGAGGCCAACGCCCAGCTGGTCGAGCGGCCGGGGCTGCGCGTGGTGGACATGTCCGCCGCACTGACGCAGTTTTACCAACGGCACGACCCGGACGCGAAGCCCGTGTATCTGGACTTCGGCATGGAGGACATCAACGAAAACGTGTACGCTTCCCGGGGCGATATGGTCGTTCTCGGTGGCTACCCGTCGGACGGCAAGACGAGCCTCGCTCTGACGCTCGCCGTGCGGATGGCGAAGACGATGCGCGTCGGCTTTTACAGCTACGAGACCGACTGCGACAAGCTCTTCGACCGCATCATCGCCATGACCGCACAAATTGGCCTGCCGAAGCTCAAGCTCAACGCCATGAATGCGACCGACTGGGAAACCGTCGCGGTGCTCTCCGAGCGGCTAGGCGGGCTAAAGCTGGAGCTCGTCGAGGCCAGCGGCATGACCGTCCAGGACATCCGGGCGCACAGCCTGTCCAAGCGCTACGACGTGATCTTCATCGACTACCTGCAAAAGATCAAGAGCGATATTACAGGCCGCGGCGCAGCCGACCAGTTTCAGGTCGTCTCGAAAATTTCGAGCGACTTGCAGCAGTTCGGCAGGCAGACCGGCACGCCCGTCATCGCGCTCTCGCAGCTCTCGCGCCCCGAGAAGACCAAGGGCGGCAAAATCCCACCCCCGACGCTGGCCTCACTCCGATCATCCGGCCAGATCGAGCAGGACGCGGACGTGGTAATGCTTTTATACCGCGAAGAGCCGGATAACAGCCGTAGCCGCCGCATCCTCAACATCGCGAAGAACAAAGAGGGCGAGGCGAATATCGCGCTCATGCTGGCCTTCGACGGCCAGACGCAGACATTCAAAAAATCCGCTTCCCAAGCGCCGCGGCCGGAGCCGGACAAGCGCTGGAAGCAAGTATACGACGATGTGCCCGAGCAGTTCAAGCTGCCGGACTGAGAAAGGAAACACCATGAAGGCAATATCGATTTTGAATCTCAAAGGCGGCGTCGGGAAGACCGTGACCGCCGTGAATATGGCCTATATTTTGGCCGCCGACCACAAAAAGCGCGTGCTGCTCGCCGACTGCGACAGCCAGTGCAACGCCACCGAGTTTTACGGCCTTGCCGGGCAGCAGCTTCCGGGCGTGGCGGACTATCTGCTGGGGACGGCAGAGCCGTATTATCCCGAAAATATCTCCGGGACGCCGTACAACGTGGACGTGCTGCCCGCGTCTGACGCGCTGATGGACTTAGACCTCTCGGCCATCGGAAGCCGCGTTAAGGGCAGCTGCCTGAAAGGCCTGTGCGATGTGCTTCGCGAGGACGATGCGTATGACTACGTGGTCTTTGACTGCCCGCCGGCCTTTAACGCGGCAAGCGCCGCGGCGCTGCTAGCCTCGGACGAAGTCATCATCCCCATCAAGCTCGACGCGTTCAGCCTGCGCGGTTTGGCCAATGTCTCGCGCCAGATTGACAACATGCACAAAATCAACCCGAACTTAAAAATCGCGGGTGCACTGATTACCATGTGGCGCAATACGCCGGTCGTGATCGAGGCGGAGGCGAGCCTGCGGGGCTGCGGTATTCTCCCCGTCTTCGAGCAGACCATCCGCCGCACCGACAAGGTCGACGAGATGACCTTTGAGCGTAAACCCATCACGGTCTACTCGCCGCGTTCGGCGGCAGGCTATGACTACCGGGCATTTGTGCAGGAGTACATCCAGCCGCCCGTGACGATGGACGAGCTTTTGAAGGGAGGGTTTGCAAGTGCCGTTTGACGTATCGAGCATTTTTGCCCAGCAGGTACAGGCGGTGTCCAAGTCTGACACCGGGCGCGAACTCGTGCAGGTCGACATTGACGATTTAGTCAGCAACGACGCGAACTTTTACGCCGTTGACGAGGACAAGCTCGAAGAACTCAAAAACTCCATTGCCCTCTCCGGCATCATGGACCCGCCGACGGTCACGCGCACGGAGGACGGCAAGTACCGCCTTATTTCCGGCCACCGGCGCACGGCTGCGGTTCGGGCTTTGGTCGCAGAAGGGCGCGAGGATCTTCGCAAAGTGCCGGTTTTCGTCCGGAGCCCCAAAAGCGCGGCGATGGAAGAGCTGGAGCTCATCATGGCAAACTCCACAGCAAGAGTCCTGACGAGCGCGGAGATCAGCCAGGCGGCGCAGCGCGTCGAGCGGCTTCTCTACGACCTCAAGGAGCAGGGCGTGGAGTTCCCCGGCCGGATGCGCGACCATGTAGCAGAAGCCTGTAACGTAAGCAAGACAAAACTCGCGAACCTCCACATGATCGAGGAGAACCTCATCAGCGATTTTAAGTCCAAGTGGGCGCTTGGGAAACTTCCAGACGCGACGGCCCTGGAGCTTGCACGGTGCGAGCCCGGTTTGCAAATGCGTCTTAGCGACGCCTTCGCCCGGACGAAGGAGTTCCCAACATCTGCCGGAATCGAGCAGGTGCGGGGTCTCGCAAAGAGCGGCGCAAAGTGGCGCCCGAGCAGACGACTGATTTGCGAGGGCGGCAAGTCTTGCCCGGCCTCCCGCGACGACGCGACGCTCCGGCATGACGCGACGTGCGGCTCTTGGACGCCGCAATGCAAAGGTGAGTTGTGCTGCATGGACTGCGAGTATGGCGCGAAAGCGCGCGGCTGCTATGACGTCTGCGACCAGATGTGCTCCAAGGCCAAACAGTACCGCACCGACAAAAACGCTGACGAGCAGCAGAAAGAAGAAGACGCGAAGGAGAAAAAACAGCGCGTCTACCGGGCAGGTGTCCAGCGCAAGGCCGCGCGGCTCGTGAAGGCCATCGACGCGGCCGGTCTCGCGGACGGTACGAAACTCACCTTTGCGAATTATGCTGCGGATAAGACCGTCGAGAAAATCCGCGCTTACGCAAACGGGGACTTCGGCGACGATTATTTTTACGGCACGGACAGCCTCGACCCGGACGCGAAGCACGTGCCCGAGCTCTGCGAAAAGCTCAAGTGCTCGGCGGACTATCTGCTGGGGCTGACGGAGAAACTTCAGCCGGTGTCCAAGTCTGACACGCTCCCGTGGCGCACAGGGACGGATTACCCGGACGGCAAAATCCTGTTTTTGTTCGACGACGCGGGGCACCTGTCTTATCAGGTCAGCGAGGCGCGGCACGGGCGCATACGGATTTATTCCGACTACGACGACGGCAAAATCGTGCGCTGGCTGCCTTTGCCGCCGGAAGAGGAGGGCTCGATATGAGCAGGCAGCTGTTCCGGCAATGTCCCGGCTGCGGCAATCTGTTCGCAACGTACAAGGGCAATCAGGTCTACTGCTGCCGGGAGTGCTACCTGCGGGCGAAAAATGAAAATTACGTCCCGGCGCAGTACCGCAAGAAAGAGGCCGTCCCGGTGCATATCCGCGTGACAAAGCCGCTGCCGGTCTTCCCGGAATTCCAGCTCAAGCCCGGGCAGGTCTACAAAGCACAAAAGCGCCAGTGCTGCGACGGCATCCGCGCGACTTACATTGTGACGCTCGATGAAAAGCACCGGACGATCGTCCGGCAGGAAGAGTGCGAGGAGGTAACTGATGAGTAAAATTGTCGCCCGGCGCGAGGCGGTCTATGGACTTTACCGATACGGCGATTTTGTCGCCATCGCCCGGAAGACCGGCCTTTCTGCGCCGACCGTCTCCCGCGCGCTGCGGGGCGAGCCGTGCACCATCAGCACGGCAAGAAAGATCTGCGATCTGTTCGGCGCAAAGTTTTCTGATTTTTTTGAGCTCAAAAAGGAGGTACGCATCCATGAGTAGCAGCACCATCTCCGCTATCGTCATCGCCGTCGAGTTTGCCCTCCGCGCGGTGTGCGTGTACGCCATTTTGCGCGTGACGCTGACGCTGTTCAGTATTCGCAAGGCCGAGAAGCTTGAAAAAGAGCGCGACGCGGCGCTTACCTACGTCCCGGAAACCCGCCGGACGTGCGCCTGGGGCGCATCGTGCAAAAAAGACGATCTATGCTGCGCCTGCCCGGAGTGGAAGTTCTGCGGGAAAACAATCGTGGAGGTGTACGGCGATGACAACGGATGACCTTCTGCAAGCGCTGGCGCGCCTTCGCGTTGAGACCGGCTCTCTTGCCTGCCTCGGCTGCGGGCGCGAACATAATTGCAGCACAAAAGGCTGCCGTATCCTCCGCGAAGCTGCCGAGCTGATCGAGCGGCTGGAAAAGGACAGGGCGGCGCTGATGGAATATGCGAAAAAGAGCGCTGGGTGCGAACAGTGCGCAAACTATCGGCCTGAGTGCGACGCTGTGCTATGCGTCTTCTGCGCGGAAGACTGCCCGTGCCCAACGTGCAAGCGCGGCAGCAAATGGGCGTGGAAAGGATTGGAGGACGCGCTATGACAGACAAGGAAATTATACAGGCGCTGCGGTGCTGCGAAAAAGAAGTTTGTGCAGACGGTGGTTTATGCCCGCTTTTTAGCGACGCGGATTGCATCGTGCATTTAGGCGAGGCAGCCATTGATTTGATCGAGCGCCTGACCGCCGAGAATGCGGCGCTGCGGGAGAAGGTGCCACAGTGGATTAGCGTGGAGGAACGGAGGCCGGAGCCGGGGAAACGCGTCCTTGCTACGGACGGCATATTTGTCGGCGAGGCGTACCGCACAAGCGCGGATACATGGAGAAGATATGACGGAATAGCTATGCGTGACTGCCTTGGCAGTATAGTCACCCATTGGATGCCGCTGCCGGAAGCGCCGGAGGAGAAATGATGAAAGGTGCGTCGAACTTTGACAAGCTGTGCCATCAGGTTTACAACGCCGACGGCAACGGTCGTGACTACATCGGAAAGGCTACTGGAGTGACGTGCAGGCTCTGCAAAAGTCCGCTCTATGCGTATTACTGCGAGGAACGGTTGTATCTCGTTGAGTGCAAAACCTGCAAAATGAAAGCATTGGTGATGGCAGAAAACCCGCAGGCGGCAGCATACAGAGCTTTTGGAGGTGAGGTAGAGTGATGGAAAGACTTACATTTGAAGGGAACTTCTGCGACATTGCGCAGTGCCGCGAACTGCCGTGTAAGTATGACGGAAACTGCACGCAGAAGGGGGTATGGCAGCGTCTCAAGGAATATGAAGATGCGGGGTTATCTCCGCAGGCGTGCGTTGAGGCACGAGAGATAGAGGCAGAACTTTCCAGCTATGATTACTCCATCTCACGAATGGTGGAGCTGATGAAAGCCGACAAGGAAGGGCGCGTCCTGATTTTGCCGTGCAAGGTTGGAGATACGGTTTATCGGCTGCAATACATTGAGCAAACGCCGGGACGCTTTACGGTTGGCGTTGTTCCTATCAAATTCGCGCTTATCTGGCTCGAGGAATTCGGCAAGACCGTATTTTTGAGCCGCGAAGAAGCCGAGAAGGCTTTGCAGGAAATGGAGGGCAAGAAGGATGGCTGAACTGAAACCGTGCCCGTTTTGCGGCGGAGAGGCAGCGTTTTTGGGCACAACCTGTACGATAAAGTGTAAACAGTGCGGAGGGGCGTTTATCGCCACAAATCCTGTTATGACAATGATGGAAACCGCGGCTGCATGGAACAGGAGGGTAAATGATGGCAAGGATGATAGCTAAACTTGTTGCATGCCACCTGATCGGAGACTATTGTTTGCAGGGCGATTTTATCGCAAGGACGAAAGGCGAGAACTGGTATCACCTGTTTATACACTGTTTTCTTTACGTCATCCCTTTCTGGGTAGCTTTTGGGTGGGGCCGGAGCCTCGGGGTTTTGTTCTTTTCGCATGCGATTGTTGATGCGCTGAAAGCGAGATACCACAAGATATCGTACTGGCTCGATCAGGCCATCCATTATGCCGTATTGGCAGCATACTTACTCTGGAGGTGGGTGTATGGGTCAACATAAGCACAACCCGACCGCTATCGCGGCGGCAAAAGGCGAGCTGCCGCCGAAGAAGCGAGAGCGGCGGCTGACCAAGCGGCAGGCGGAAAGGCTCTTGCGGCTGAAAATTATACGAACAACCGACCCATTCCACGCCCTGCCGGATGGGATGGCCGGAGTTATTGCAGGAGGTATGCCTTATGGCTGATTATATCCGGCGCGAGGATGCGCTATTTGCATTACGGAAAGCAGAACGCGGTGGAAGTATGACGGCACTAACACGGTTGGAACGCGCATATGCCGAAATTCGGGGAATGCCCGCCGCCGACGTTGCGGAGGTGGTGCATGGAACGCCGGTGACGGAAGTGCGCACGAGGACGATTGTGGGATACCATGAGGAGATCGGGGTTTTAGCGGGAGACCGCTCTACACTTTACCGCAGGAATATGGTGCATGCGGACATCCCGTATGACAACTGCCCAATATGCGGCGCAACGCTGTGCTCACGGTGGCACAACTTCTGCGGTAAGTGCGGGGCGAAGATGGATGGAGGATTTGACGATGCGACCAGTTGACGCGGATGCAATCTACAAAGAGGCACTGGAGAACCACCAAAAAGGCGAAATCGAAGACTGGGAGTTTGACTTGATCATCAATTATTTGGATGGGGCACCTACCCTTAACGTCGAAACGAATATGCGCTGCAAGGACTGCAAGCTTGCAGCTACGGCGAGTATCAGACAAATACAGGAGGTAACGACAATGTTTCAGATTGAGCTTTTATCCGGCGGCGTTTTCTGGGTATACGCCGTCGACGCAGGAACAAACGACTTTTTGATCTACAAGGATGATGCTTGGCAGTGGACGCCAATGGATTGGTGCAAGCCGTATTATCCGCCCGCGGAGTCCTATCTCAACAAACAGTTCATTTTCCCGTTGGAAACTGGAGGCGCAAAATGACGCGAAAACGATTTGTAAAGCTTTGCATGGGCAGGCTCGGCATGTCGCGGAACAAAGCGAACCGCATTGCTAGAAAACGTGCGTCGAAGTACGCAATTGAGCGCACCGAGGTGGCTATTATTGCAGCGGACATGGCATTTAGGGCGATGAGTAGCGCAATGGCCGACCTTGCGAGGGCGTTAGATGAAATACATTGATCAGCTGGACGCCGTGGGGCGGGCGGCTATGGAGATCGGCGTGGAGGCCGGGATGCAAAAGGTATCCGACATGTTCCTCGCAGCGCTCGCGCAGGAGGGCTTCGGTGAAGATCGGCTTTACCGTCTGGCCTGCCGCGTGTCCGAGTTGGACACGGAATTTGACGGCGCATACGGCTGCGGCCCGGAAGCCGACTGGCTACAGGAGCGGCTGGACGCGATCTTGCGCAAGGCCTGCGGCGCGCATTTTGTCCCGTTTCGCGAGCGCAACCCGCACATCCGGGAATTTAATTACAAAAAGGTATCCACCCGGCGCAAGAAAAAATGATCTGGACTTGTGGCGCGGCCTGCTGCCATGACGGGCTGCGCGGGGAACGCCGGGAAGATATAAGGGGCTCGGGCTCCCGAGCCCCGACGATAACAGAATAAGGAGGCTATCTTTTACATGAGCTATCTCGTCTCAATGAAAACATCCGTCTTGTGCCGCGAGTGCGTATTCACAGAGCCCTTGGCCAAGCGACGAGGCCGGGCGCCAAAGTCGCTGCCGCAGACGACCATCCGCGAAAAGCTCAACATCCGGCACGCTTACGAGCGGCTTGCGTTTCTGATCGCCGCGAACTTTACATATTCCGATTGGCTGCTCACGCTCACCTACGACGAGGAGCACAAGCCGCCGAACACATTCGCCGCGCAGAAGCGGGTGAAGCTTTTTAACCGCCAGCTGCGTGAGAGCCGCAAAGCCTTCGGCCGGCCTTACAAATATCTGTACACCACCGAAGGCCGGCACGGAGACAAGCGTCTGCACCACCACATTATTCTCAACCATTATCCCGGCGAGACGGAAGTGCTCCGTAAACTCTGGCCGGACGGTGATATCAACTGGGAGCCCGTCGGGAAGCTCGGCTTTGTTGGCTTGGCAAAGTATCTGACCAAAGAGCCGATGCAGCACGGGCGGGAATATGTGGGCGACCGATTGTGGACGCCATCACGGAACCTTGAAAAACCACGCATCACTGTCGAAAAAGTCCCGGACAACTACCGGCCTGTGCCACCGAAAGAGGCCTTTGACGTAGAGCCCGAGGCTAAGGAAAACAAGTTCGGCAGCTATTACTATGTGGATTACAAGCTTCCCTGGCGAAACAGGGAAAAGCGAAAGGCGTGAGCCTTTAATAACTTGGGTCTTTACTATATCTTAAGAGAGGGGCGAACTTTTTTTGCAAAAACAGTTGCATACCGGGCAGCCTTGTGCTAAACTTGATTTACAGGGAAACAAGATCGTTTGTCCGAAATGCGGGCACGCGACGCAGGTCAAGATTTTACCGACGACCGCGCTCGTTGATTTTCCTCTGTACTGCAAGCATTGCAGGCGCGAAACGATCGTGAATATGAGCCAGAACCAGAGCCAGTGCCGTCAGGCCAGAGCCAGAGTCAGCGCCGATTGATATCTCACAGTGTGGGAGTCGATCGGCGTTTTTGTTTTACATCCGAGGTGATAGCCGGACGGCAAGATGCCGAGTCTCCCATACCGGGAGGCTCGGCATTTTTTTATTGCCCATGGATTACACAAGCAAACGTTGGAAACACTTACGCGCTCGCGTCCTTCGCGAGCAGCCGCTTTGCCAGGAGGCGCTGCGGTACGGCAGGCGGGAGCCTGCGACGGTCGTACACCACGTCTACCCGGCAGAGGACTTCCCCGGCTGGCGCTTCTGCCGCTGGAATCTCATCGCGGTAAGCGCCGACGCGCACAACAGCTTTCACGATCGCGTGACCGGAAAGCTGACCGAGCGCGGTCTCGCCTGGCAGCGGCGGGTATCCCCCCCTCGAAACGCGCCGCCGCCGTTCTGAGGGAAGCACCGGCGGTGTGTGAAACCATCGTCCACGATATGCCGAGAGAGGAAGCTATGAAA